GATCGGAAGTCAATTTGGCGCTGGCGGCAGACCGATCCGGTTTTTGACGAGGAATACCGCAAAGCATATTTGTTTGCGGTGGAGAATGCGATCGGCGAGGCCAAGCGGCAATTGGAGACCGCCGGTTCTCGGGATGAGATATTAAAGCACGGCAAGCTGCTGAACCATGCCGAATGGGAAGCCGAGAAACTGCTGAAGCATTACCAGCCGATCCAGAAGATGGAAGTCGAGCATTCCGGTCCCATGGTTATTGGCTGGGACGAGCAGAAGGTTTGCCCAAAATGTGGGCATAACATGGACGATGTCACCGATCAGGTGACAATCGTGGAGAATGACGATGGCGCGGGACTACAAGAGCGAATATCAGAATTACCACGCCAAGCCGGAGCAGAAAAAACGGAGAGCAGCTCGTAATTCCGCCCGCCGGAAGATGGAGCGGGATGGCAGGGTCTCCAAGGGTGACGGCAAGGACGTGGATCACCGCGATCGCAACCCAAAAAACAACAGCCCGTCCAATTTGCGGGTGCAGTCCAAATCGCAGAACCGTTCCCGGAACAGTACGCTGGGGGCGCGACCTGGCGCACGCCGGTCAAAGATCGGAAGGTAAATTATGGCTTTATTAAAACGCAAGAAGAAGGCTGCGGCCAAAAAAAAGGTTGAGCCTAAATTGGAACCCGCAGCGGAGCCAGCAGATGAACCGTCCCCGTCCCCAGAAGAAAAACTCAGTCCAGAAGAAGAGCGCCGGCAAAAACAGCGCGACAAATTTGCGCCGAGGTCAGTCGGCACAGGCACCCGCCGCCTTAAAGGGAAGCTCGTTTAAGATACTGAAGCCCGAGGCGGTCGATCTGGACACTGCCGCCGATCTGGAAATTGGCGACTATGAATTTGGTCACGCCGCCATTTGGCCGCTGGTAGATTTAATCCGGGAATATCGATCGGATATTTCTGTTGACCAGCCGGCGTACTGCCGCGTTGAAGACAGGCCTCTGGGCCATGAATGGCATACCGACAAGGGCAGCAAGGGTCACATGGATTGGTGCGTGCTGTCGGCACGGGTTCTGCTTAGTCATCCTCGCGAGTTTACCGGCGGTGAACTGGTGGTGCGGTACGCCGGCGAAGACATCCGCTTTGAGGGATGGCGCGATCTGGTCGTCTGGGGGCCGGACCTGGAACACATGGTCCGCCGACACACAGGGGAGCGGCGAGTGCTGCTGATGTTCTTTGCAGCACAATAAGGTCGTCATCCCCTACACGCCGCGGCCACTACAGCGGGAGTTCCACAGCAAGCAGAAAAGATTTTCTGTCGCTGTCTGTCATCGAAGGTTTGGTAAAACCGTGATGGCCATCAATTGGCTCTTGCGGGAGATACTGGTTTCGGGACGGAAGAATGCAGTCGGGGCATATATCGCCCCCACTTACTCCAGCGCCAAAAGAATTAGCTGGACCATGTTGCGGGAGTACGCTGGCAATATTCCAGGCGTTCGTTTTAACGAAGCGGAGCTGCGGTGCGATCTGCCGGACGGGAAAAAAATATACCTACTGGGCGCTGAGTCGCCGGATGCACTCCGGGGCTTGGGACTGTCTGCCGCCGTGATGGACGAATACGCCGACATGAGTGCGCGGCTCTATCCAGAGATTATCCGGCCTGCCCTGTCAGACTTTGGCGATGGTAAGGCACTTTGGATTGGGACGCCACGCGGCGAGAACCAGTTCAAGGAAATTTACGACCACGCCGTCCAGCGGATGAACGAGGGCGACCCGGAATGGTTCGCCATGCTGTTCCCGGCATCGAAGACGGGCGTTCTGTCGCAGAAAGAATTAGATGATGCCCGTGCGATTGTTCAAGACGAAAGCCAGTATCTGCAAGAGTACGAGTGTTCTTGGTCCGCAGCATTGGTTGGAAGTTTTTTCGCGTTCCAACTTGATGAGATCGATAGTAAGGATCAGATCGGGAACGTACCGTGGGAACCCAACCTGGAGGTCATCACTTCTTGGGATTTGGGTATGTCTGATGCGACGGCTATCTGGTTCGCGCAGCAACACCCAAGGTCGGGCGAAGTCAGGATCATAGATTATTACGAGGCTTCTGGAGAGGGCCTGCATCACTACATACGTGAGTTGAAGAACAAACCCTATCAGTATTCGAAGCACTTTTTTCCTTTTGATGTCATGGTACGTGAGCTGGGTTCTGGTTCGTCGCGGTATGAAATGTTGCAGCAGCTCGGGATACGACCATCGATTGTGGCTCGTCTCCCGGTCCAGGACGGCATCGAGGCTGTCAGGTCGCTGATACCAAGGTGCTGGATCGATCGCAGCAATTGTGCCGCCGGCCTCAAGGCGCTGCGTCACTACCACCGGACCATGAACCAGCGCACTGGTGATTGGAACAGCAAACCAAATCACGATTGGTCCAGCCATGCCTGTGACGCCTTCCGGTATCTGGCGGTTGGTTTGCGTGATGGCGACGAAGACGCGGACCTGAGTTACATGGCCCGCACTGGGATGACTGCCGGGGGGCAGCGAGTGATTGACCCTGGCGATGGCTCATTCGGTTGAGATAACGCCGGCGGCTTATGCGTCAGTGGCGCATATTGCTCGTCGGATGAGGGAAGCGGATGCGCTGGAAATCTATCCGCATCTGTTTCGGCCAACGCCGGAAGACTTGGCCATGCACACTTCCCGCAGCGCCAAAGCATATACGGCTCTGTCGGATGGTGAGCCGGTTGCGGCGTGGGGAGCCGGCGAACAGTTTCCCAAAGTCTGGCAGTGCTGGATGTTCGCAACAGACCGTTGGCCCGAGGTGGCGTCAACGGTAACTAAATTTATTCGGCGTGAGTTTTCGCAGGAACTGATCAACTCTGATGCGGTGCGGCTGCACTGCTGGTCTGCTGACGATCACCACGTTGCACATCGATGGCTGGAAGTTCTTGGCTTTATCCGAGAGGCCAGCCTGGAAGACTTTTCACAGGACCGGCAGACGTTTCACTGTTATTCGATCACCCGGTCCCGATTGGAGAAAGAAGGCTATGTGTATATTCAGAGCGCCGACACCCCCGCCGGTTCCGCAGGTGGCTCAATTAGAGAGGCCAGATGACGATCCTCAGGTGCGTGCGGCTGAGAATACGGTGAGAAAACGCGCAGCTAGGCGCAGCAGTAAAACAAAGAATGTTTTAACTTCGCCAATGGGGCTGACTGAAGAAGCAAACATTGCGACTAAATCTTTGTTGGGAATGTAGGAGAGAAATTATGTGTGGTGGTGGTGGCGACGGCGGCGACAGTGCGACGACAACGGAGAACAACGCGACCATTGGCAAGTACACTGCCTCTGGTGTGCGGGGTGGCCGCGGTGACAGGGGTGGCAGAGCGGAAGCCGCGGGGCTGGGTGGAACCGGAGTTGACGACACAGGCAACAGAGGCGAGATTGCAGAGGGGTCAACATTTAATTATGCCACTTCGGCTATGGGGCGCTTCACCGGAGACACCAGGTCTGACCAAGATATTGCAAATGATGTAGCGGTAACAGAAGGCCTTGAGAGAGGTCTGCAAACGGTGCGCGGCGCACGTGGTCAGACCATCAATGTCTCGTCCTATTCCCGCAACCTATCTTCTCCGACACCCGGCAGTTTGTTTGACAGAATGAATAGCGCCCCGACAGTTGGATCAATTCTCGGAAGTGGCATATCGGCTGTTGTTGGAGGGCCAGTAGGTTTTGTAGTTGGTAAGCTAGGTGGCGCTGTTATTGACCAAACCCTAGGCTCTAGGTCGCAAATTCCATTCGATAAATAAATGTGTACCCCAGCGGCTTATGGTCAAAAACAGTCTGGCGGCAAGCGCCTGCCGGCGTCATCGGCTGGCGCACGTTTAGACAAGGCACAGCGAGACGCAGCATCAGCATCTGGCGGCGGTACAAACGGCTCTACAATATTAGCCGGGACGCCACGGAACTCAGGCGTCGATGCCCTGCGTAAGAACACCTATATGGAGGTGTGATGAAACACCTGACCGACACCGACGAAATCTTTCGCCGCTACGAAATGCTGAAGAAAGACCGTGCTAATTGGGAAAGCCATTGGCAGGAGATTTCAGAGCGCATCTTGCCGCGCTCAAGTGAATTTGTTGGTGAGCGGACACCCGGCGACAAGCGCACGGCGGTTATGTATGACGCCACCGGCGCGCTGGCGTTGGAGCGGTTCGCCTCTGCTGTTGAAAGCCTG